AAAATGCCTGACAAGCAGCCGCGCGAACGCGACGAAAAATATCTCGACTACATCCGGCAACAACCGTGCTGCATCTGCGGCGACAACACTTCCGTCGAGGCGGCACACTTAAGGGTCGGCTCGCTCAACCACGGCAAGGTCGACACCGGCATGGCCGAGAAGAGCAGCGACAAGTGGGCACTGCCATTGTGCGGTCGGCACCACCGCCAGCAGCACGGCATGAACGAACTCGATTTCTGGTTCTCCTACGGCATCGATCCGTTCGCCTTGGCGATACATTACGCGGTGCCGCGATGAGACAGCGCCCCTCGATCCGAACCAAGTATCGCGTCGACAGACCTCCGCAGGATGGCAGCGAAATCGTGGTGCCGTACACGCTGGCAATCAAGGTCTACTGGGATGACGATCTGGAGCGGTGGGTGCTGGCATGGCCTCTGCACGTCGAGTCGCTCATCGATGTCACCCGATGGAGGAGACCGTGAGGGTGGAGTGGCACCGGGAAACCCGAAACGGCGAACGGATGGTGCAAGTAGTCGCCAATGACTGCGCCAAGCAGTCCAGCACCATCCGGCAATGGATCAAGATGTTGCTGGCGGCGGAACGCTGGCTCAAGCAGCGCGAGAAACCTGCGAAGCCCAAGCCATGAAGAAGCGTTACTCGATCATGGTTCGCGAGCACGGAAGCGACCACGACGTCGAGCTGATGCAGGTCGAGAGCAATCCGCAGGCGATAGTCGCAGGCTTGCATGAGAAGACGCTGACCGCCAAGAGCAGCATGTTTCGTGGCGGCCGCACCGCGAAGATTCCGAAATACACCTTCATCCAGATCATCGACAATGCCAAGGGCTGAGACCGCCAAGAACCTGAGCGACGAAGATGAGATCGTCCAGTTCGTCATCGCGAAATATCCGAAAAAATACGACGGCTACCTCAAGATCAGCGAGATGCTGTACCGGCTCGACGGCGTGCTGACGCAGCGGCATCCGTTCGGCTATTCGGTGCCGCGGCTGTTCTACGAGGCCAAGGCGCGCGACATCACATTCGGCCAATATCCTTCCGGCTACATGATCTCGATCGGCAAGCTGACCGCGGCGCGTGAGCTGACGGCTGCGACCGGGCTGCGCTGCTGTCTATTGGCGCGATTCGTCGACGGCGTGATCGCCTCGGTTGATTTCGCCACCTGCCGCCGAAGCTTGCGGATCGGCGGGCGGCAGGACCGTCCCGGCTTCATGCACGACGTCGAGCCGGTGGCGGTGATCCCGTGGGAAGAATTTGCGATGCTGCGCGGTCCTGATACGAAAGGGGGTAAAAATGCAACGTGACTGGATGCTGGTGGACATCGACTTTGAAAAAATACTGTCCGGTCCCGGTGATGTTTTTCAGAAGAGCGCGCGGCTGCGCAAATTATTTGGCAAGACGCGGGCAGAGCGTCTTGCACGCGCGCGGAGCATCGGCACGCACACCAAGCAGGAATGGCAGATACTGCATGACATTTTTGGCAGCTGCGTCGGCTGCGGTGTTGCATATTCGGAATTGATCGGTGGCGGGGCTAGCAAGGATCACATCCTTCCAATCAGGTTTGGCGGCTGCGACTGTATCGGCAACCTTCAGCCCGTCTGTCGTCAGTGCAACAGCAGCGGTGTTTATTCCGACTGTCGGAACGCGGCATTGCCGGGTTGGCAAACCGTCTATCTGCATCGGCTGGGGGCCTTTTTCTGATGGCGGAACTGCCAATCTTCCCGGTCAAAACCGACGCAATTCTGTCCGATACCATGCACCTGTCGGCAGAGGAGTTCGGCGTCTATTGCCGTCTGCTGTTCGTGATGTGGCGGCAACGCGGGCGACTGGCGGATGACGACCGTGAGCTGGCGATGATCGGCGGCGTCACACTGGAACGCTGGCGCGAGATCAAGGAAAAAGTCATGCGACCGATGACAGTCGCAAGCGGTCAGGTTTCACAGAAGCGACTGACCGATACATGGATGCAGGTGCAGGAAGTCCGCCGCAAGAAAGCCCTCGCGGCACAATCGCGCTGGAACGGCCGCCGCGCCAAACACTGATGCATCTGCATTCCATGTGCATTGCATCTGCATGTCAGATGCATCCCCTGATGCATCGTGCAGTGCACGCGCCTTTGATCTCAAAGGGCTTTCGCGATGCAGGTGCATATGCATTTGGTATGCTAACCAAATTAAAAGAATAACTACTACCTTCTACGCTGTTAGAGACAGCGCACCCCTCCAGATGCAAATGCATTCGCAAGACCGAAAAGTGGCTTTGCAGTAAAGCGATCCCCGGTTTATTCACAACCAGTGTGACCGGGGTGAGGTGATGCCAAACCAATGCGACGACTCCTCGGGACCGACAGCCGAACGCATCCACCACGCTGGCGAATTTTTCACCGTTGCCGGGCGCAGCAGATCAAGCCGCCGTTTCACCATGCTCGACGACGCCCTAGGGCGGGCGCTGGTGCGTCGAAACATTTCCGGCGAGGAATACTGGGCCTTGAAGAAATACGCGCTGCACTGGCTCGCTGGCGGGCTGCAGACCCATCTCGGCAGCGTTGATCTGAACCGGATCTTGGCGTTCGATCCCGGCAGCATGAGCGGGCTCGCCAAGACCGAAGCCCAGCTCGACCATCGGCGGGCCTATTATGCGGCGCGCGAACAGCTCGGCAGAAGGCCTGCCTTGGTGGCGGATCAGGTCGCCTGCTACGACTGTCCGATTGGCTTTGTCGGGCGATTGCTGGGCTACCGGTCGCCATGGCGCGGCCGCGAGAGGGCGATCGAGATCCTTGCCGACGCCGGTTACCGGCTGATTAAAATTTTCGAGGACGCCGCGAAGGGGAATTGACAGAGGGGCGTTTTGGACGGAGGTTCGGCTAGTCTTGTGATTTGCGTCCCGGCGGCTTCTTTCAATTCCCTTTGCGAGCAGTGCGCGGCCAGATCCCACAGACAAGAAAGGCTCCGTCACCGGAGCCTTTCGCATTTCAGATGGCGCGCTCAGTCCGTCTCGTCAGAAAACAGCATCAGCACGAACAAAATAATAAACGGCGTCAGGAACAACAGCGCATCGCGGCTCATTCATTCCTCCCGCAGCTGTTCGGGCTTGATGTGCTTGTCGAGCATCGCGTAGAGCAGCAGCACCACCACGGTCGGCACCTCGCGCTCATCGGCGATCCAGTAGCGCACCCGGCGCGGCGACATGTCGATCAAACGCGCCAGACTGGACTGATTGAGGCCCAGCGCGTCGATGGCTTTCTGCAGTTGCTTGCCGTTCATCGCGCGTCCTTCCTGAGTTTCGCCTTGGCGGTGTAAACGGTCTTGATTGTGCGCATGTACCCGCCCGCGACATTGGCAAGGCGCAGGATGTTTTCCTTGGTGGTGTCGATCTCGACTAGCTCGATGTCGATATCGCTGTAGCTGGTCGCGGCAATGTGGCGCGCGTAGCTCTTGGCTTCCGCAAGCGTGGCAGAAAACGGCGCGTCCTCCGCGCTGCTGACAAAGTAGAATTTCATTATGCGGCCTCCTTCAGGCGGGCGATCAGGCGCAGCACGGTCTTGGACTGCCAAGCGTGACCTTGTGAGGTGGGATAACCTTGGGCGTTGAGCGCATCGGCGATTTTCCGCGATGACAGATGGATGATCGGCATCACGACGTCGCGCAGACTTTCGGCGGCTTCTTGAGCCGCGTCAGCATTGGCTTTGGCCTGCACCTGATTGCCCAGCACCACGCCGCGCGCCTTGGCGGCCTGCAGTGCTTTGCTGGTACGTGCTGCGATCTCGGCGCGTTCCTTCTCGGCGAAGGCGGCGTAGATGTGCAGCATGAACGGGTCTTGATTTGCGCCAAACGCTGCAACGATGAACGGCACGCGCTTTTCCATCAGACCCGAGATGAAGTGGACGTTACGCGAGAGACGGTCGAGTTTGGCGACGACGACAGCGCATTTGGCTTGCTTGGCGGCCGCGAGTGCCAGCGCGAGTTGCGGGCGCTTGTCGAGCGCATCGGCACCCTTGGCGGTCTCGATCTCGATAAAGGTGCCGACGATCTCGTAGCCCTCAAGGCCGGCGAATTGCTGGACGGCAGCCTGCTGGGCCTCAAGGCCGAGACCGGAGCGGCCCTGCTTCTGGGATGAGACGCGGATGTAGGCGATGATCGGTTTCATGTAGTTTCCCTTTGCTGGTCTTCTACTGCCTCAAGCCGGGTGGCTGTTTCCAGCGCCCGGCGTGAGGTGATATTGAGAGGGTCAGGCGACGGCGGCCTCCACGAACACGATGGTATTGCCGATGACGCGGAACTTGCCCTTGCGAGCATCGCGGGGCGTATCGCGCGCATCCCAGAATGTGGGGACGGCGCGGTCATCTGCCGGAACGATGTCGTAGAGCGGCTCGTAGGATGCGCACGAGGGCAGGCTGCGGTCGATCTCGGTCTGCGCCGCGGCGATGCTGTCGAACTGCTGCGCGCGATAGGCGCTCGACCAGTAAGCACCGCGTCGTTCAGCCGACGGCAACAGGTAGATGTGGAAGGGCGTCACGGCGCTGCCGCGAATGCTGTCGGTGGTGGTCATTGAGCGGATCATGAACTTGGTCATGGTGGTGTTCCCTTTGCTGTCGCCTGAAGCGGGCGAGCGCATATAGGCACACCGTGCCCATAGGTGTCAACCCGGTTTTTGAGGATTTCCGAACGTGGATGACGATTATTTTCTGACCCCGGAGGACAGGCTGAAGGTCGCGGCCGTGATGCTGCCGATCATCGCGCTCTGTCTGGTGCTCGGATGGTGGTTTGGCTGAAGCTATCGCAACTGCGAAGCGGAGGAGGCAAGGCATGAGCGGAACGATGAAGCGCAAGCCGACCAAGCGGAAGAAGCCTGCAACGATGCTGATGCTGGTATCGCAATTGCGAACCATGAAACGTCAGGTGGGCGAACTGACCAGCCGGGTGGCGATGCTGCAGGATGATCTGCGCCAACATCAGCATCAGGGTTTCCGGGTGTTCGCGCTGATAGACCGGCTGTGCCGTGTGGAGGATGCCTGTATGCGAGCGGGTCTCACAGGCCCAGCGCAGCCCGCTGGTGAGCCTAGGCATCGTAACGGCGAGCCTGAGAGCGGAGCGGTGAGATCATGACAGATAACATTATCGAGTTCCCATACGCCAGCGATGCGGATGTTGATGCGCTATTCGAGATACTTGAGGCCACCTGCGTCGAACTGGCGGAAACCGGAGGGTTAATCAGGGAGGGCAAGCATGCCGAGATCATGCGACCGCTCGGGCTGATCCGCGACTGCGCACGGATATCGGCCTTGGCGAGCAACCTCGCGCAGCATCTGCTGGCTGCCCATGCAGTGCTGGAACTGGATGAGCAATCTGATCAGCCGTTTCTCAGCGTAGCGCGGCCCGCTGATGCGTCAGACAGCGGAGCGCATTGAGATGGCACCCTTCGCACAGAAACGTCTGCCAGCCTTCCGGGACGAGAATGAACCGTACACGACAGGAAGACCGACCGACTATCGACCCGAGTACTGCGAGCTGGTGATCAGCGAGATGAGCAAGGGAATTAGCCTCGGAGCATTTGCCGGAACGATCGGCGTGAGCCGGGAGACGGTTTACAAGTGGAGGACGGAACGACGCGAGTTCTCTGACGCTGTGGCTCGTGCGCGTGCTGCGCAGCAATTGTGGTGGGAACTGAAGTTGGGCCGCAGCCGCAAGGGTGCTGAGACCACAGCCTCGATCTTCGTGCTCAAGAATATCGCGCCGGATCAGTGGCGAGATCTGAAGTACACGGAGCACACGCACACGGTTCGGGCTGAAATGCTTACGGATCAGCAGCTGAATGCTATCGCAGCTGGCGCTGTGCCTTCGGATGTCGGTGTCAACGGCGTGATCGAGGGTGAGTGCGAGCGGATCGAGCCAGATCCTGAGACAGGCTGACCAACGTCAGCGTGTCGCAACCAATGTGACATGTTGATATCATTGAAGAATAAATGTGTGACATTACCACAGTGGCCCGGCTGCATTCCCCCGGTCTGACCCCGGGGGAGGGGAAAAATCGCCGACGCAAGCATGCTTTTTTCGTCAACCCCTACTGCAAAGTCGCCACATCCTGCAACTCCGGGACTTTGATTTAAAAACCCGCCACTCTTCACAACTTCGCCCCTCGAGGGTCTCGTCTCAAAAATCCGCAAAATCCGGGGAAGTTCGCATGGACAAGGAAGCTGAGTTACGCGCGCTGCGTGATCAGGTGTTAGCAAACACGACAGCTAACATCCACGCGAACAAAGCTAACATCCCTGCTAACACGACCGATGCTGCTAACAAGGTCGATGACATTGCGGTGGTGAAGTATCTCGACACCAACAGGCGCAAGGCTACCACCCTTGACGAGGTCGAGGTGATTGATGTGATCATGCGGGCTCTGTTCCATGAAGGGCGGAACCGGATCACGGGACGCATTCATGCCGTATCGGAGCAGCCCAAGCCCAAGACGGATCGCCGGGAGTACCAGCGTGAGCTGATGCGGACGAGGCGGAAGGCGGAACGTGATGGAACCAATGGTCATCCTGATCCTGACCGCAGCGGTGATGGTGGCGCTGGCGCTGCTGGTGATGGTCAATGACTAGGACGGTATCACTGAGATCCTGATCCGCGTCCCCACTTCCTCAAAATCAAGCAGGCAGTCTTCCCATTGTTCTGGCCGGTCGACAATCAGCTCACGCAGCATCGCCTTCAGCCGCTTGCCGTCAGCTTCCGACATCGCCAGCTTCTGTGGCCAGCCCTTCAAGGCAAGCACCACCACGTCGTCGTCAAATGGTGGCTGCAGCGGATCGATCGTGACATGTGGCATGGGAACACCGCAAATGAAAAAACCCAAGCGTAAATTATCCGACGTGGCGCTGCTGCGCAAGGTCGCCAGACCGCAAGGCAAAGGCATCCGGTTTCCGCGACCAAAGGTCGTGGTGCGCAGAGGCTTCTCCCGCGGCTGAGATCCCATGAGCAACACCGATGACATCGTCATCTCGGCACTGCATCGCGCCCGCGACGATGCGCTCGAATGCGCGATCGAATTGTGCCGGATCATCGCCAACGACGGCGGCTGCGCGATGTGCTGCGCCGACGAGATCACGCGGCTGCGCGATCACATGCGTGCCCGTCATCTCACCGATCAGGCGCTGAAGCGCGCATCTGAGAACCAGAATTAACAGGAGGGACTACCATGGCCGTCGTCTATAGCGACACCCTGAAGACCAACCGCATGCAGCTGATGTCTGACGAGGTCGCAGGCAAGACCTTCACCGCCTCCACCGGCACCGCTTCCGCCGGGCAGCTGGTGATCGGCACCGCAGCACTTTCAGGGGCAACCGGCGTGCTGGCGACGGTTGCGCTGACCACCGCGCCGTTCACGGTCTCCGGCTCCGGCACCGTGATCGCGACCTTGGCCGGTGTTCCCCTGTCGGTGGCGGCCTCGGCCACCGGCACCGCGGCCAAGGCTGAACTCAGAACCAACGGCGGCACCACCATCTGTTCGGGGCTGACGGTCGGGACTTCCGGCTCCGACATCAACCTGACCTCGACCTCGATCACCTCGGGGCAAACCGTGACGGTGACCTCGGGCACCATCACCCACGGATGACCGGTGGCCTTTGTCGATGTCTGCCGCTTCAACCCGACCGCGGGCGGCACCACCAACTTCACCTATGCCAGTGCGGTCACCGGCTATCAAAGCCCGGCGGCGGCAGGCATCGTCAATGCCGCGACCTATTCTTACCGCGCCGAAAGCCTCGATCTGACCCAGTGGGAGATCGGCACCGGCACCTATACCACCGCGACGGGCGTGCTGACGCGGGGCACGGTGTTGTTCAATTCGTCGGCGACCGGGACCGGTGCGGGTCAGAGTGGGGCTGGCACCAAGATCAATTTTACGGTTGCACCACAGGTTGCGATCGTGGCGCTGGCGGAAGATCTCAATCTCTTGGCTCCGATTGCCACGCCGACCTTCACTGGCGGCAGCATCGTCGTCAGCGGCACCACCACTCCACTGGTGCTTTTCTCGCCCGCAAGCGGAGCGACCAAAAACGGTCAGCTATTGCAGCAGGGCGATTCGCTGATCATGGGGGCTTCGGGCGTCGGGAATTATCAGACCATCAACCTCAATACCGGCGCTGCCACCATGAGCGGTGCGCTGACCGCAACCGAATTTCTTGGCAATGGCCTCCCGACCAGTGTTCCAACGCTAAGTTCAACGGGATCAGTGGTGCCATCGGTGGCCAATGGCGCATCGAGCGGCGCTCTCGCCATCACCAATGGCATCCTTGTAACCCACGAAGCCACGGCGCTTGGTCATATTGCGGTCTGGCTGATCGAGGGTGGTTCGATTTCCAGCATCACTCTCGGTCTCGGCGGGACATGGGTTGCGCCGACCCAGACCCCCGCCGCCGGGAAAATGTCGGTTGCCTATGATGGGTCGACGGGCATGCGGATTTACAACAATCGCGGCGGCGCTTCGCAGTTCATTGTCGGGCAATGGCAAATCTGAAAAATTTCTAGAACGGAGCCACGTCGATGCTCGGCTTTGACGCCATCGGCAGGTTTGCGTTAGGGCAGATTTCCCGCACGGTCGTTTCCGCCGCTCTGGCGGCGACCGAAGCCATCGACATCGCGGCGTTCGGCGGCTTCGTCGGTGTCTCAGGCACGCTCGCAGCCACCGAAGTCAGGGATGCCGCCGTCTTCGCTGGCCAAGTCGTCATTGCGGCGGCGCTGGCCGCAACCGAGTCAGCCGACACCGCCGCCTTCGCAGGCTCGGTCGTGGTTTCGGGTCCGCTTGCCGTAACCGAAGCCAAGGACACCGCGCTGTTTGCGGGCGATGTCAAAATCGCGGCGGTGCTGACTGCTGTCGAAGCCGCAGACCTTGCAGCCATTACCGGCAGTGTCATCGTCTCCGGTACGTTCGTCGCTAGTGAAGCCACGGATGTCGCCGCCGTCACCGGATTTGTCGGAGTGTCCGGCACGCTGGCGGCGACTGAAAATGCCGACGTATCAGCGTTTGCTGCCTCGGTCATCGTCTCCGGCGCGCTTGTTGCGACCGAGATTGCGGACGCCGCTTTCTTGTCGGGATTTGTCGGGGTCAGCGGCGCACTGGCATCGACCGAAGCTGTCGATGTGGCGCTGTTTGCAGGCAGCGTCTCCGCTGTCACCGGTACGCTTGCCGTCACCGAAGCACAGGACGTTCCGGCCTTTAGCGGTTTCGTCGGCGTCTCGGGTTCACTCGCCGCGACCGAAATAAAGGACACCGCGTTATTTGCCGGGCAGGCCGTGATTGCTGCGGCGCTGGCCGCAACCGAGACTGCCGATACCGCCCATATTGCGGGCGACGTCAAGATCGCCGCGGTGATCGCTGCACTGGAAGCGCCCGATGTCGCTTCCTTCGCCGGTCAATCCGTCATTACGGCGGCATGGGCCTCGACGGAAACCACGGATGCGGCTGTTTTCGCCGGACAGGCCGTTATTTCCGCCCAGCTTTCGACAACGGAAGCGCCCGATAGTGCGGCGTTTGCCGCCAGCCTCACGGTGTCGGGAACGCTGGCCGCACTCGAAGCCGCCGACCTCGCCTCGTTCGCAGGCGCAGGCGCATTCCCGACCATCAGTGCCGCGCTGGCCGCGACTGAGGCAAGGGATGCCGCGGTGTTCTCCGGCAGCGTCTTGGTGTCGGGAACGCTGGCCGCGGTGGAGACGGCCGACGCGGCGGCACTGTCAGGCGATGTCAGGATATCCTGCACATGGGCCTCGACCGAACCACCAGATAGCGCCGCGTTTGCGTTACAGGCGCTGCTCTCGGCGGCGCTGGCCGCCGTCGAGACGCCCGACCACGCAGTCTTGTCGGGTTCGGTCATCGTCTCCGGCACGCTAGCTGTCAGCGAGCCGCCGGACGGCATCTTCTTCAACGGTTATGTCGGGGTCAGCGGCCAACTTGCCGCAACCGAATTAAAGGACGTCGCTCTCTTTGCTGGCGATGTCAGGGTGTCGGGCACGCTGGCATCGACTGAAGCGCGGGATACAGCAGTCGTTAGCGGCGACGTCGTCCTCTCCGGCACTCTGGTTGCGACGGAAGCGTCAGATCATCTGGCGTTCACAGGCGCTACGGTTTTGTCCGGCTCGCTGGCCGCAACCGAGACGGCGGATGCCGCGGCGTTCGCAGGCAGCGTGCTCACCGGCATCGGTGCGGTCCTCAATACCACGGAAACCGCCGATACCGCGTTCGCGACGGTTTCCGTCGTCGTCACCGCTTCGCTGGCCGCAACTGAAACCAAGGACAGCGCGGCCTTCACCGGGCTGGTCGCGGTGGCCGCCACACTCGCCGCCAGCGAGGCTGCCGACCATGCCGTCTTTAACGGCGCGGTAACAAGTCCGGTCACCGGCATCCTGTCCACGCTTGAGGCCGCCGACGTCGCGGCCTTCAGCGGCGCGCCAGCGGTACCCTTGCAGGTCAGCTTTGCCGTCATTGAACCGGCGGATGCGGCCAGCTTCAACATTACCCTGAGAGGCAAGGGAAGAGTTCAGCCACCAATTCCCCCGTCGCGGCGCGACTATACTTGGTACGACCGGGCGAAGATCAACAAGCCCACCGCGTTCACACCCTAGGCATCGCAACTGCGAGCCGAGAAGGAAACGATGCCCACGGAGCAGGAAATTTGCGCCAACACGATGCTCCGGCGCAAGCAGATCCGCGCGTCGTTACGGACGTGGTGCCGGTATGCTGGCTATAAACCGGCCAAGCACCATCGTCTCCTGATCGAAAAACTCGAAGCGGTCAGCCGTGGCGAGATCACCCGTCTGGCGGTGTTCATGCCGCCGGGATCAGCCAAGTCGACCTACGTCTCGATCCTGTTCGCGTCATGGCTGCTGGCGGTCGATCCCAAGGCGCTGATACTGGCGGCCAGCCACACCACGGAGCTGGCGGAACGCTGGGGCCGCAGGGTGCGCAATCTGATTGCCGACCATGGCCTGATGCTCGGCATCAGTCTGAGCGAGGATAATCAAGCCGCCGGGCGCTGGGGTCTGTCACAGGGCGGCGAATACTACGCCGCGGGTGCGATGACCGGCATCGCCGGTTTTCGGGCGCTGTATGGATTGATCGATGACCCTATTCGAAGCAGGCAAGACGCCGACTCACTTCTGGTGCGTGATCGGATCTGGGACTGGTATCTCAATGACTTCAGGCCTCGTCTTATTCCTGATGCGCGTCAGATCCTGATCCAGACCCGCTGGCACGAAGACGACCTCGCCGGTCGCGCGCTCAATCACCAGCCATGGGACGTGCTGTCGCTGCCTGCGCTGGCCAAGGTCGATGATCCCTTGGGGCGCGAAATCGATGAACCCCTGTGGTGCGATGACGACTATGGCTACGGCGCGCAGCTGTTAAGCCTGCGCGACTCGACTCCCCCTAGGGTGTGGAGTGCGCTGTACCAGCAAAGCCCCACCCCGGACGAGGGCGATTTTTTCAAGGAAGAATGGCTGAAGCCGCGCGACATCATCCCGGCGCATGGCACTCTCAGGGTTTACGGCGGATCGGACTATGCGGTGACGGCAGATGGCGGCGACTACACGGTTCACGTTGTGGTCGGCATCGACCATCTCAACAACATGTACCTCTTGGATATCTGGCGCAGACAGGCCACCGCCGACCTCTGGGTCGAGGCGTTCTGTGATCTGGTGGCGAAATATCGCCCGCTGGACTGGGCCGAAGAGCAGGGCCAGATCAAGAGTGGCGTCGGGCCGTTTCTGGAAAAGCAGATGCGCGCGCGCCGCCTCCACGTCAACCGCACCGCATTTCCGACAAGGGGCGACAAGGCGGTCAGAGCAAGGTCGATCCAAGGACGCATGGCGCTCGACGGTCTTTATTATCCGAAGCACGCCAGCTGGGTGCCGGACTGGCTGGCGGAAGTTTTGAATTTTCCCGCAGGTAAGCACGACGATCAGGTCG